GTTACCCTTTGGGTTCCTTGCTCTTTCCAGAGACGATCTCCTTGTCCGCAGCAGCTAAAACTCTCGGATGATCTCGCCCTCGGTTTTCTCTCTCAGGTCCGAAATCCGTCATGGACTCGTACTTGACCTAAATGGCAATGACAGTTGCGCCATTAAGTCTGTCGGCAATGATAGTTGCGCCCAGTCTATCACCTTCTATCTTGACCCCTAATCGTATTCCTGACCTCGAAACCACTCAGAATTTTTGTTGAGGATGTGTTCGGCCCAAACGCCGTTCACTTCCTCAATGAATCTAATCCTCGTAGCGCAAGAGATCAGCCCATCAGCTGTTCTCTTGTACTTCGATCTACCACTTTTCAGTTATTACCGGACCTCCTAAATTCGACCACGATCATCACCCCACAGATATCCTCTGACAGCTCTTCAATGAGCCACGGGTCACGTGTTCTTCAGCGTTGTTTCACTAGACGTCCGTGAGGGTTATCCCGTGCCGGAAACGTGGTGTCTAAGACACGTGTTACTCTTTGCGTGTGCCGCCCGCACCCACAAGGACGAAGACTTTCTCCTACTTTGAGCTTGCTCAGTATGGTAGACCTTCTGTTCCTTGGTGAGATACATGCTAAATGACGCAATCAAACCCAAAACACAGCGACACGCCCGTCGACCTATCAGACCTCTTCCGACGTCCTCCTCACTACTCTGAGGACAAATCTTTCGATGACATCTGCCATTGGGCCACTGGCCAAGACGTGCCAAATACTCACGTCCTGAACAACGAAGTTGGTCCTCTTCCAATTTCTGCTCTTCAGTTCCTTGAACGCTTGCCCCTAGCATTCCCGTACTACACCTCTTTTCAACAAGAGGCTCCTCTCTCCCAGTACAAAGCGTTCAGGGTCGTACACAAGACCATTAAGGTCTTGCGCACCCTCGTTGCCCGCGATCTACGCTATCGCTTTTCCATCGTCATGGAAAAGCGAACTAGCGACCCCGCCCTTGGAACCGTCCTTTACGGTTGTCATCTTCGCACCCTCTACCGCGCCCACAAGAATCGAGTTCCCAACTCGACTCTTCGCCCCGTAGGCTACAATTCAGTCCGCATGACCAAACTCAGTGGTTATTCACCCTCTGAGATGGAAGTCTTCATGCGCATATGTGCGTTCATCACGTACATAGACGCCTACGTCGGTTCTACCTACGCCATTCTTCCAACGGTGTACTGCTTCCGCCATCGACCTCGACAATCCTTCCGAGAAGCAGGGTTCATCTGTCCATCATCAGACGATGAACACGAATCCGCCCTCATCATCAACGGCAAAGCCCAAGCTGGCCTTGGTGACCTCATCAACTCCGTCATAGGAGTCGCTGACCGTGTCACTGGCCTCTCTGACCTCGTCAACTGCATCATGGAGAAACTCACTGGCGTTAAGAACATGCCGGTGGACGCTCTTCTCCGTGTCACCGATCTCGTGGCCTGGTGCCATGACTTCTACATCGCCTGTATGAACTACGCGCGCGACGCGCTATATGCGCCTTTCGTCACGTTGTTCTATCGGCTCGTCCGTATCTTTATTCCGACCGGTCTCACCCTTGACAACTTCTTCAAGTGGTTTACCGATCTCTGTTCTCCGAAACAAATTCAGCAGGAGACAGACGATCCGCAAATCAACGGACGCTCTCAAGCAGGCGAGCCCGGATCTCCCGCATACATCTTCACTGGACTTATCGGAACATGCCTACTGGGCACGTTCGCCGATAAGGATACCATCCTCCGAGTCTCGAACTCTTTCCGACTCTTCGATAACTTCAATCGTCTCGAAGATGTCAGTAAGAATCTCTTCCATGCGCTCATCGACTTCCTTCCTCAGTGCATTCAGTCCTGGATCCACGAGAAGTGCCCACTCCTCAGAGTACGCGAAGTACTCGCCGCCAACACCGGCGTCATTCGCGACACCATCATCAAGGTGCATGAGTGGAGTGGCACCGAAGCCCTGACCATGGCTGCCTGTGACGTCCGTTTCCAAACAATCGTCACAGAGACGCGAGACAAGCTCAACACCGCACTCCTCGATGCCAAGCTCCAACCTGGCTCGTGCACGCATATGGCGCTCTCCCAAACCATCAAGCGCCTTGAAGAACTCTACGCCATCGTGGACATCGCTCGATGCACCGGACAATATCGAAAGGAACCTTTCTCC